ACCTTAACAATGGATTGTCCAGTCTGCAAAGGTAAGAAAAAGTTTACAGCGACTAGGGTGGAAGACGCTATTTTATACAACTGCTTTAGGAATAGTTGCACTGTTAAGGGTAGAAGAAAGGTAGGTAGAACTGTGGAGAGTATTAGAAAGAAAATGAATGGACAGTCTGCGGTCAGAAAGATATCGGAGTTTGAAGTTCCTGAATATTTTTCTCATGATCTAACGGATTGTGACGAGTTTATTATGAGATGGGATCTGTTTAACATACAGTTATTCCATGATGTTAAAAACGATAGGGTCGTATTCCCTATCGTGCGT